AGGTCGCCTGATACAAAGAACGATGGGACAGACAGATCAGTAAACGCATCAACCATCGCAGCACCAGAGCCTGCACCATCGCTGTAGATGGCTTTAGTCTGACCGTTCAGGATGGTGATACTCGCGCCAGTGCCTTGGCTGATAATGATCGACTGCGATCCGCTGGTTGCGTTCTCAATAAACCACAGCTTGCTGACCGTGTTTGGCCCTATAGTGATGGTGCAAGTGCTATCAAGAGTGCCAGTGTATTTAAGAAACATGCTCCTGCCGGGATCAGTAGACCCATCGGCAATAGTAGTAGTGTGGGTATCAGCATTAGTCGTAATAGCTTCTGTACCAAAACTAAATGCCTCTGCAATTAATTCTAGATTAGTATTTGTACTGGTTCCCCAGGTGCCTGCCTCGTCGCCAGTGGCAATCTCTTTCAGGCGCAGATCGTTAACATAAGTTGCCATCTATCTTCTCCGACTTTTCGTCTTAGGCTTTGGCTTCTTCATAGACGCCACATGCTTCTTCAGCGTTTCAGCTTGCTTCTTGTGAGTTTTAGAAGCTTTCTCTAAACCCTTAATAACCTTTTTGACCCTTCGTACCATTAGGCTACCTCTTCCCAGTTCGCTGTTTGACTTGTTGATACAGCCGAGTAATTTGGTGTTTGACTATCCGATACAGCCGAATAGTTTGCCGTTTGACCTGGTATAACAAGGCCCCAAACATTTGTTGTGCCAGTTGCACCAGTAGCAGAAACGCCAGTAACAGCAACGACGGCACTGGCTGTAATCGATACTTCACCGACTCGACCATTTGCCTCGAACCCATTGACCGCAATATTGTTATCACACTTGAGCGTAACGGTGCCCAAAGCACTCGTTGCAGAAACGCCCGTGACGCTGACATCCGCATTTGCAGAAACCGATACAGACCCAACTGCTCCAGTTCCCGCCACACCTGTGAGAGATACCGTAACACCCGTTCCCTCAACGATAGATACGGAACCGACCGCCCCCGTTCCAGAAACGCCTGTGACAGAAACATCTGCGTTTGCGCTGACTGTGACCGATCCGACCTCACCGGTACCGGCCTGACCAGTAACTGTGACAGGGATCTCTTCATTCCACGCGCCTTCGCCCCAAGTGCCTCTACCCCAGCCATTGACGATTGCCATTTGTTAAGCAATGCGAATGATTGCGTTGCTTGCGTCGGCAGTGGGGAACTGGATTGTAAAGTCGCCAGCCGTACTCGTTTTGTCGCCACCAAACGCTAGCGTGCAAACAGCTTTGTCTGACTGGGTATCGTTATAGATCAGGGCACCGTTTGCAGTGATCGTGCTCGAACTGAACGTCAAATCTGCAAAGTCACAGAACGCTGTCGTGCCTGATGTTGTGGGCGTCACACTGGTCAACGCTGCGCCTGCCGCCGTGTATCCTGTTCCCGACACCTCGTTCGATGTCGTATATGCGGTTGTGCTTGCGTTCAGTGTGGCAGAGCTTGTGTACAACGCCAACTTGAAACTATTGCCAGAACTCGCTGTGAAGTTGTGTGTTCCGACAAGGATCTCTTGCTTGAACGAAGTGCAAAGTGCAGATGTGATGCTCATGTAAGTCTCCGTATGATGTTTGCCAGATCAGGTTGCCCTTGAGCTTCAACTTCAGCAGCTAAAGTTGCACGGTCACTCTTGATCGCTTCTCGTATGTAATATCCAACTACATTGTGTATGTGATCTTGAAACGCCAACGCCTGCTCCTTAATCAAAGGATGCGTGTTTTCTCCAACGCTTACGATTCTTTTTGTCGCTGCGTCTGTCCAAAACTCTGCGTCGTGCCCTCCGTTATCTGTTGTTGCAACTAGCACAGTGCCGACGTGACCCACTGCTGTCATCTAGCAGACCTTACAGCACCTGATCGGTAGCTGTCTGTTGTACTGTAGCCTTCACCCAAAGCAATCAACTCCTGCATAGCGGAGTCGTATCTTGCTTGGTACAACTGCATCAGATCAGGCTCACCCTTGAGGAAGGTGTATGCCTCAACTAACGATCCATACAGCAAAGCGTTTTCAGCATTTGACCCCAGCCAGCTTGTGCCATCTGAGGACACTGTGATCGACTGTGGCTCGTAAAAATAATGTAGCTCGACGGTCAGGTTGCCGCTGGGCGTCGGGCCGAGAATAAACGTCGTGTCATCAAAGATAGCGTAATGCTTGGGTATCCCAGTCGTTGACTCCACAGGATATGCTTGGCGTATAAAGTTCACATCTTTGAACATCAGATACTCATAGCCACTGTTATCCACAGCTAGAGAATACGGTGCCAAAAAGTCAGATGGCGTCTCTAAGTAGCTGTTCGATTGCGTTGTGGTGCCCGTGACATTCTTTCTGAAGTTTGGCAACTGAACAGTCTTCAGTATGCGCTCCTCTGCCTGAGTAATGATCGTGGGCAGATTGTTGACGAGCGTAGTCTCGTCTGTCTCCAGATAGTCCTGTATTGCCTGCTTGAGCGTGGTGAACGTGAAAGCCATTAGCTTGTTATCACCGTAACTTTCCCGACGTGACCAACGCAGTCTAGTCCGACTTGGCCTACAGGATTAAACGACGCCAGTATTCTGCTTTCATCCAAGCCTCGATCCGGCCTTGGATTACGCAAAGCTTTTGGATCATCGACCTTTAGCCTGCCTAACTGCAACTGAGGCTGATCTGGATCTACAACGTCTCTACCAACCAAGAACCCAGTGGGTCTCTGGTTCACTATCTCTGGCACCAAGTCTTTCAGCGGATACCTAAACCCAGTGAGATCGCAGTAACCAAACGCATACTTGCCTTTAGTAAATGAACTCAAAACGAATATCCTCCTGGTGACACATACAATGACGCTTTGTTTCGATCTGAATCAGATGCCAACGTCCACTGCTCTTCGTAGTCTGCCTTCAAAGCTTGCGCCCTAGCGCCTGCCGCTGGGTACTTCAAACTCAACTGATACGACAACCCGCTAACCAAACACGGTAAGAACCTAGCTGGGATGTCGATGTTGTTAGATGCTGGGCTTCCTGCATCTTGCACCCGCTCCATGTAGTAATACCCGAACTGATAGGTCTCCTGATCGTCTGGCGTGGGCCACAAGTTGATCGTGATAGAGTCCACATTCTTTTCAACGTAATACTGTAACGGCTTGCTGCGGGTCAACTTGTTCGACAAGTTAGAGTATTGGCTCACCGATATGCGAGTCATGGACTGATCGAACTGTGAGTTCTGCTGCCCAGCGTCTGTTCTGATAAACGCCTCTACAATATCAAGCACCTTGCCATCTAGCTGATACTGATTGCTGCCAGCGGTGAGCGCCTGTGTAGCAAACTCTACAGACCACAGGTTCAGCCCTCTGTTCTGCCACTCCAGCATCATTAGGTTCAGGCTTCTGCGAGCAGTCTTGTAGTCATACCCGCTGCGAAGCTCTAGCCCAGCACGCTCAAACGCTTCTTCCATAGCATCGGAAAGATCTAGGTTAAATGTAAACGTGCCGCTTGTAGCCACTACGGCCTCCTAGCCTTTCGCTTCTTCTTGCTAACGCCTGCCTCATTTAGGGCAATGGCGATAGCCTGCTTTCGATTCTTTACTTTCTTACCAGAGCCGCCAGCCTTCAGCTTGCCTTCTTTGAACTCCTTCATCACCTTTTTCACCTTGGCCTGTTTCTTTTTTTTGGCTGGTGAACTGCTGATCTGCTTCTTCATTTGCGCTCTACTGATCGGCATTACTTCTTCCCAAACTTCTGTTTTTGCGATTTAGGAGGACTTTTCTTGCTACCGCTAGGGCCGCTCCAAAAAGTCTTGTTTGCCCAGTAGGCGGCACTTGTCGGCCCCTTGGCTATGTTCTTGGCGTGCCTAGCCTTGAAACTTTTACGGGCCTCCTTGGAATAGTTGTGGCCCATCTTCTGATCACCAAAGCGTATGATCTTCACCTTCTCGCCATCCCTGACAGCGACCACTGCTTTCTTCGTGGGATGCTTTGGTGTTCTCTTAACTTTGTTCAGTCCAGTCAGACCGACCTTTTTTAACCTGTTCTTCTCAGCATCGGTCAAACTCATTTGCGATGCCTCGCTGTTTTCTTAGCTATCTTCTTGGGCTGCTTGGAGTGCTGCTTTCCTTTCTTTGTGTCTGCCCGTTTCTTTCGGGAAGTGGCAGCGTACTCCTTGTCCGATAGAGCCTCTCTAGCCTTCTTCGGGAGATACCTCTCACCTGTCGCCTTCTTTCCTTGTGTAGACGGTTTGCCCGACTTGGTGCCCCAGTCTTGCTTAGTCCACTTCTTTAATGATTTTTGTGATTTCTTGAGAGCCATTACTTACCCTTGTACTTGGCGCTCTTTCGCTTTTTGCCATCAGATCGAGCGATCAGGCCGCGAGCCTTTGCTTGCGCTTTCTCGCTAGCACCCAGCTTCTCGCCGCGCTTTAGTTTCTTTTTGATAGTTTCAACGCTTGCTACCACTATCTTTGCCCCTTTGCTTGCGGATCGCCTCTTTACCTTTCCTAGCAATCTCTGCCTGCCTTGGCTTTTTAGCAAACTTAGCTCGTTGCTCCAAGACAGTTAGGATCTGTATCTTTCTAGCGAAAGGCTTGCGTATCTTCTTTACCTTGGCAACAGTGTCTCGCGCATCCTGAACCGTTGCGTATTTGATCGGCACAGTGTCTTTAGGATTCTCATCGGTATACAAACGGCGACCACTGCCCTTGGGTTTCTTGCCTGTTCCGACTTTAGGATCTTTCTTTGGCACGCTGTTCGTATATCAGGCTAATTCCTGTAGCCGCCTCCAGCTTCTTTGTAACGCTTCGCCAGCATCTGCGCTTTACGCGCAGACCACTGACCAGGCTTTCCGCCCTTACCGCTAGCCTTGATCTGATTGAACAACCTCTTGCGTAAAGCTGGCTTCGTATAGTTGCCAGCTTCGTTTACCCGAGACTTGCTCTTCTTTTTTTCAGCCATCTTAGAAGTGCTTCCGAACCTGCATAACTATGTTATATACGTCACCGCTAGAGTGACCAACAGTTGTAAACTGTATGTCGCCCGTAACACCAGACCCAGCATTGTTTGGAATGCCAGTGAAGTCGGTAAAGTCAAAGGTTCTAGCGTCATCCGCCTTTATTTGCCAAGCCAACACGTCGGATGATGCATCAAAGAAAATCTTTACACCCATACCGATTGTTGAGTAGTAAATCTTTTGGATGGAAACCTTCGTGCAAGCCGCACCAGTCATAGGGTCAACAGCCAGTGCAGACACATCAATCTTAGTAACAGCAGACTCGCCTGAACCGTCGCTCACGTTAGTGAAGCGGAAGATGGCTGTGTTGCCATCGTCCTGTATGGTTTGTGTAGCTACAGCATCAGCCATGATTGCCTCCTACTATTGATCGGCAAATGCAGGTGCAGTTGTGCTCGTAACATTCCCGAAGATTTGATAGTTCGTTGTGTTCAAACCAACGATGGTTACATCAAATCCGGCAGGCACATTCAACTGTATGCTGCTGTTAGAGTTGCCATCAGAGAATACTGAACTCACCTCATTTCCATCCGTATCTAGGAAAGTAACGCCACCAATATAAAAATTAGTGTTGCTGGGAGTAACAATAAGCGCGTCCGTAGCATCAGCAGCGCCACCAGCGTAAATAAACCTAAAAACAGATCCAGCAATAGGAGCCGGAAGCGTATAAGTATTATCTTGACCACCGTCTGGAACCAGTAAAATTCTTCCACTGTGGGTTGCGTTAGTTAGAGTTACGTCTGAGTCAGCTAGGCTTACAGGGCCGTCACCAATAGTTGCAACCTCAGTGATAGCACCAGAGGTGCTGTTTTTGCTTACAGTTTTGAAGGTGCTTTCAGAGCGAACCGCACCAGTAAAAGTCGTAGTACCCATGTAAGTCTCCTGTCTGGGTTAGTGTCTAATGTTCCACGTGGAACAATTAGTCAGGATAAAAAACGAGTGGCCCCGAAGGGCCACCCAAAGTGCTCTAGCTAGAGCCTGGTGATCCGTAGATTCCAAGTGGGTCGGACACTCCAAAAGAGTATCTCTCCCTGGCTTTGTATCTCACGTTACCAGTATCGAAGTCACCGTCCATAGACGTTTCCAACGGAGTACGCTCGAACATCTTCATGCCATTCGGCACATCGGTAATCAAGAAGAAAGCGTTGCTGTCAGTCAGGTAGTGATTGACTGCGTAGCCTTCTGGGATCGCACCCATGTTACGAATTGCGTTGATGTCGTTGTCTGCGGTACCTGTACGCTGAGTGGTTTCAAGCAGACGATCTGCTGTAAACATCAAAGCGGGTGGTACGATCAAACGACGAGGACGTGCTGCGATCAGAAGACCTCGCTCATCAGTGAAAGCAGCGATCTCAATGATCGCATTTTCCAAAGATGTCTCGTTCAAGTCAGCCCCAGTAGATGGACGGTTGGAGTTAGTCCCACCGTTTACTAGGGGGTGTGAAGCATTGAACAAGGTTACGCCATCTCCAGACTGGAAGGTGTCGAAACCATTGTTGAGCAAGTTTGCCGCCTTCACCTGCTTCGTGTACGCCATAGCGCGAGAAAGCGCCTTGGTGTAACGAGCAGAAAGTGAATCGTAGAGATTATCTTCCATAGCTTCCTCCGTAATGGCGAAGCCCATCGAAATTGTCTCGTGATTATACCTGGCTGTAAAAGACTCTTGCGCTGAGTCATAGCTGGTTGCCGCACCTTCTGCCTTAACAGGAGCCGCCGCAAAGCCTGACAGCTTTACCTCTTCCTCAAACGAACGATCAGAGCTTTCTGTCTCATAAATGAGAGTGTGCTCGTCTTCGTATTTTTCATACTCCAACCCGAAAAGGGCATTAAGCCCCGGAAGGAGTTCTTTCAGCATTTGCGCTCTTGAAATTGCCATTGCCTATTACTCCTTACACGCCGAGTGCAGTTTCGTATGCGTGACTCAGAGGCAGATAGGTGACAATCACGTCAGTGAAAGAATCACCAACAGAGCTTGATGGCCCATCTACGAAGTCAACGATACGCAGTGGTAATGAGTTAGTCGTAGCAATAGTGCTGGCATCTATAGCATTTTTGCTTCGACCGATTGAGGTTGATCCAGCGGTGCTTACCGCTGATACGTTGTTGCCCAATCCAGTTTGTGCGATGGAGCCATCACCCTGCATACGGAACAACAAGTCAGGATCATCGACAACATAACCAACGATATCGTCCGCTGCGGTAGATGCAGGGAACTGTTGGTTAAATGTCTTTTGGTTGGTGCTTGGATCAGTGTAAGCGCAACCTACAAAGATACCGACCGTGCCAGCAACAACAGCAGTCGTTACTGCGGCTTTTTCGAGAGTGCCGGCCGCAACCAGCTTCACGAAGTCGCCGTAGAAAATAGCGGTGCCATAACCACTTGCAATCTTGATGTGGCGAACCTTACCCGTAAAAGAGCCGCTCGCACTCAAGGTATCAACTGGTTCAGCACCCATAGGGGTAGCAGAAGTAGCCATAATGTGGCCTCCTAGTTAATAACCACTAACCCTGCTAAAGGTTAGTTTCTTCCAAAAGTAGTCCTAGTGCTACGCTCTGGATTAAGCATAGGCATTCTAGGGTCACTCTCTCGCAGATAGTTATTATCAACCGACGACATCTGATTAGACGCGATATCTTGGAAGTGCTTCGTTCTAGCTGCCATCAGTTCTTCTGGAGCTTTACAAAGCAGCAATCCGCCAACCTCAATGTTGCCCTTGAACTGAGAGCCTATATCAGACTCCAGCATCAGTTCAGGATGATCTTCAGCCCGTACAGGCTCCCATCCTTCTCTGAACATCTTGGACACATGCGTGTTGTCGGACTGACCTAGAAGCGCCGTCTTGACCCATCTGAACACATAACCATCTTGTGGCTTTGGATCAGGCAAGATCGAGGCAGGCTTCCAACTATCAGTCGGTCGTTGCTCTACTGTTCGAGTAGTGTTAGTTCTTGGGGTGCGCTCTTCAGACATTAACGAGCCTCCTTTTCAAGTTGTCTCGCGTACTGTTCAGGGGTTAAACCCAACCTCTTGGCGAGGGAGAGTTGGGTAGACCTTAGCCGTATTTTGCGCGGTTTAGCACCGTTGCTCCTTGCAGAGGGTGCCACCACCGTCGAGGGTTGACTGGCAGTCACGGTCGCGTCAGGCCCATCTTGTTCGCCTTCATCCTGCCAATCATGTTCTGGGAAAGCCTGTCGCAGCCGAGTATCTATCTGTCGAAAATACTCTTGGCTGTTAGGCTGTATGCCACGCTTTATCAGTGCGGCATGGGTTCCATACGCTAGGCTAGTCATCTCTTCATAGCCATCTTGCATGAACCAACTATTCTTTTCGGCCCACTCTTGGGCCTCTGGTGCTACCTGCGGTGCAGCTTGTTGCTGAACATTCTGAACAGCTTGCTCGGCGATTTGCTGCTGATAGCCCTGCTGTTCGTGTTGTTCACGTTGTGCTTGTTGTGATGCGAGATTGTTCTCATATCTTTCCGCCTCAGATAACTCTGCCTGTGCTCGCATCAATCGCTCTTGAGCACCGACCACGTTATCGGTATCACCCTCTTCGTAAGCTTTCTTGTAGCTGTTTCTAGCTTCCTGCAAAGCAAGCTCTGCGCGTTGTTTTATCTGAGAAACAAGTGCTGCCTCACCCCGATTGATGAGAGCCTCATTCTCTTGATTCTTGCGACTTAGCTGCTCGGCAAATCGTACAGCCTCTTCGCGCATCTTCTCAGCAGCTTCACGCTTCCTGCGTTCTTCATGCTGTTCATAACGCAGCTTGTTAATACGCTTCTGAACTTTTTCGCTGTAACCCGAAAGCTCTTCATCATCAATATCATCAGAAGCCGCTTCCGCCTTGGGTGGTCTACGGTCTTCTTCTGGACGATCATCAATGATCTCTAACTCATACTGAGCATCATCATCAGTTAAGCTTTCCGTCTTTTTGCCAATCTGAGTCTTGACGCCAAAAAACTTATCCTCGGCGCTAGTCATTTGCTCCTGATCGGAATTGAGTTGTGCTTCACTCATACCTTCAATATCCCCCTTGGATCTTCAACAACCGCCTCGACTGAATCATCGTTGATCAACCGAAACTCTTTGCCATGCACCTTAAACCGTGTGCCGGAGTAAGATCTCATCAGGATAAAGTCACCCTCTTTGCACAGAGGCCCGGACGGGAATCGGTTAGGATCATTGTAAGCATCGGCTCCAAGCTTGAGAACCATGCCGACAATAGACCCTACCTCTTCGTCATGCAGAGTTTTGGCGGCTTTGAGTATGCCCCCCTCTGTCATTTCATCCGGCTCTGGTAGAGCAATCAACAGTTTGTAACCTCTAGGGTCAGGCAACTGCGCGGCCTTGCGAGTCTCTTCATCCTCGTTCGTTGTGTCTATCGATACGGAGACCGCACCGACATCACCTTTTGCTAATGCTTCAGACATTAGTTAGTTCCTATGCACTGGAAAAAAGCGTCCAGAGTCGCTAATACCGCAATCGCGGTGAATCACTCCTGCTCGTACCGAGACTTGAGATCAAGTATCTCACGCTCCGCTAAAGCTAAACCTTCGATCACGCCACATGCTTTGGCGTATTCGCTGTAATCTTTACACGCTCCACCACTAATGTGATCTGCGTATTCGTTCATCTGCTTTCGTATTACGTCCTTCAAGTAATCAAAGACGTTATCACTATTAGTCATCTAATACTTCTTTTGCGATCTCAATGCCAGCTTTTAATCCTTCGATTTGATCTTTGGATTCCCGATCCGCGATCTTAATACCCAAGCGTGCAGACTCTATATCAGCCTGCTGATCTAGTCTTTGTTGATCTAAATCTGCTCTTGCTGCGGCCTTCTGAGCATCAAGCTGCAATCTGCCAAGCTCTGACTGCGCCCTTGTTTGCGCCTCTAGCTCCTTGATTTGCAACTCTTTTTGCTGCATTTGTATGACAGGATCTTGAGCTTGCTGTTGCGCCCGTTCAGTTTGCGCCTTCTGCTGGTTCACACCTTTTAGCTGTTCTGCTGCTTGACCTGCAAGCCTAGAGATTCTGAACTCAATATCCTCTGGCAACGGCTCACCTGGTGGAGGTAACTCAAAACCAAGCTCCTTCTCAATCTGACCCCTATACAAGAACGCCAAGTGCTCTTGTATATGTGCCGCCATCTCTGCCAGAGCCTTTTTCGCATTGGGGCTTTTTGACATGATGTCCATTACGGTGGGATCTTGCAAAAGCGACATGTGCGCCTGTATGTGCGCTTCGTGATCTTGGTAAGCAAACGCCTTAACTGGCTTACCATTGATGATATTCATGTTTTCAGTGATAGGATCAGTCGGCTGTTGGTCATCATCAGTCGGAACAATCTTATCTGCGTCCCGAATGTTCAGGATTTCCAGCATTTGCCGGTGCAATAACGGCATGTCGTACATTTCTGGCGCTTGCTGGGCCAATTGTAGTGCCGCTTGGTACTGCATAATGCGCTGAGCCATAGTTCCAGCGTTAGGATCGCTTACTGGAATGATATCTACCCTGTCATCGAAGTCCGAAGCCACCAATGGCTCCTTATCTTCGTCGTATGGGTACGCTTGTGGCCCAAAATCACGCACGATATTCGATAATAGGCGTAACTCTGCCCTCATAGAGGCGTGCATACGCGCCTGAACGGCGCTCATCACCTTCATAGAGCGTTCTAAGATGGCTAAGGTGGTGCCAACAGGCGCTTCTGCGTTCATATCGGCTGCTTTCACGTCAGCAGCGGAGGCAAAACGCCGCCCTTCTTCCACAATATCGCCCATAAGCTGGTATAAAACCGTGCTTGGCTCTTTGTAGGGCAAGAAACTGATGTTTTCTTTGATCGTTCCGCCCGGAACGTCCACATCTCGGAACTCACCAGGCATAATCGGGGTATCATCACCCTTGATTCGTAGCCCTCTGGCCTTCAAACCACCCGGAAGGTTAGCCAAAGTGCCTGCATCGACCAGTTGTCGCAGCAAAGAGGTGGCAGATTTAGCCAATCCACCGATCATGTGTATCAAACCAAAGCCATAGAACCCTAAACCTGGCATATATTGGTAATGAACGAAGTGCTCGCGCTTCATCTTGCGCTCATCACTCTCATACCAGTTGCGTCTGATGGACAAAATCGTGCGTGATGACTGATCAATCGTCACCACATACGGCAACATGATGCCGGTAGGCTGACCTTTCTCGGTATCTTCAAACCCTGGCAGGTCTAAATTAACGTGCATCTCAAGGATTGTGTGCCGATAGTCCATATCGTAGTTGGCAGAGTCACCCGTCAACTCGTTATATTTCTTTTCGATCTCGTCGTAGTCTGGAGATGGGGCAGGTAACTCCACATCCAGATAAAATCCTGCCACTTGCAGCTTGCGAATCTCATTCGAGCTACGCTTCATCACATGCGTCGAACGCTCACAGGTCGCCAGATCGCTGGCACCATAGCTGACAACAAAGTCTTCAGCCGGTACAAACATGCTGCAAGGGCGTCCCATGTTGGGATCGTAGTAAACCTTGCGGAAAGCGGAACCACCGAGCGGCAGAGAAAACAGCATTCGCTCTGTCTCTGAGCGATATTCGGTCATCTTCTCAGTCAGCAAATAGTTCAGATAGTCTTGAACACGGTTTGCTTGGTTTTCTTTCTCGTTGGTAATGGTACCAACGACAGAAGTTTTGACAGGGCCGCTGGCGGGGAACAACTCTTGTATCGCCTGTGACTGAAACTTAATCACAGACTCGGTGAGCAGCGGGTGAAACACCCCACAAGCACCATCCCACGGCGTTGTCCTGTCTTCGTGCTTCAGCCCTAGAAGATCTAAACCTTCAACGTAAGTGCGCTCCCAGTCAGACCGGCTTTCTTTGTCTGACTTGAAAGAGCCAATAAGGTCAGTGGCAATACCGTACAGTTCGCCCTCATCGATAAACTCAGCGAGGTTGGCATCGTGAGGAACTGCGCCCATAGGCAACACATCGGGATCGAAATCAATCAGCATCCCGCCATCTTCTGTTTCTATCGAAACAGCTTCAGGATTAACGATCTCTATCTCTAGGTCTGGCTCATCGCCGGTTCCCTGAGAAAAGATCGTGTCTGGCGTAGCCAGAGGGCGATCAATAGCCATCTATCCGTTCTTCGTGAACTTCTGAGTTCGAGCCGCACCAGAGCCACGGGCAACGGTGTTTCCTCCGTTCTTTCGATCCATCATGGTGCCGCCGCCATTAGCCATCATCTTAGGAGACATTCTGACACCATCCTTGGTCATCATGTTCATTGTCTTGCCACCACCCATCATCTTGCCTTTACCGTCTACAGTGAAGGAGGGCACCATCTCACCTGTCCTAGGATCTTTAGACATAGGCATTTTTGTGCTCTTGCCAGATGCCATCATCTTAGTGGACATCTTAGTCTTTTTGCCACCAGCCATGCCCATCTTGGTTCGTCTTCCGCCAGCCATGCCCATTTTAGTCTTCCTGCCGCCAGCCATACCCATTTTGGTCTTCTTGCCGCCTGCCATGCCCATTTTTGTTTTACGACCACCAGCCATACCCATCTTGGTTTTCTTGCCTTTGGCGTATCCTTTAGTCTTCTTCCTCATCATCTTCTCCTGCGTAGAGATTATCGAATACTTGATTCACGTCTAATGTGTAGTCCAGGTCGGACTTACTGTAATGAATGTGCTGGGATGGTCTGAAATCTGGGGCACCTTCGCCTGTCTCAAACCATGCCGGATGCGTCACTCTAACCCGATTGTTGGGCAAAGCAACGATGTTTCCTGTCCACGGCCCTGCATCCAAAAGCTCCATAACATGGCTCTGCTTGTGTTGTGCAGGGTCATCAGCTATCTCGTTGTCAGTGTAATCCACGGTGAAAAGATACTTCGCCGGATACATCTCACCATCAATCTTTGCCAGCCAAGGGCAAGGTGTACACCGATCAAGCACATACACGGAGTGCTCTCTGGAGCTACAATCCCAAGGCTGCGCTGCCCATGTCGGCATTGGTTCAGGCCACTCCTCTAGCGGAGTATCTGCTACCAAACCTGTAATCGGCATCCTTGCCCACATTGCGCCGCCATGAACATTTGGTTCATCGTCTTCATCGTAGGTCTCTGCCCCAGTGAATATCACTTGAAAGCTCAAGCTACGACACGGCATCGTCGTTACAGCGATTGCCATCGCATGTATGAACTCACCGTGATACTTGGTGTGGTTGTGTGTGTATTCCTTCCTAACCCAGCACTTAAAGTACGGGATATTGCTTTGCAAGAAAGCCATCAAGCAGCGTCCTTATAAAATGTCTTTTCCCACTCCTTGTGCCTACGAATAGGCTCTTTGAAGTAAGGCATGAATCTCGCCATATAAACCACAAAGTGATTTAGCCAACTCAGAGGCCAAGGCAACGGACGCATATAATCCAAAAACAAAACCACTCTATCGTCGTAGGTCATGTTCGCAGCCATATGTTCGTAGGTGTCATCAAACACCACTGCCTTTCCTTCTTGCCAGCGATACTCTTGCTGGTTAACCACAAGCACACAACCCTTTCCTTCTGTTGGCACCTGTAGCCCCAAGTGTATCCTAAGCACCCCACACCACGGGCCTTCATGTGGCATGAGCATCTTTCTCGGCCCGATCACTGAGAAGTATGCAGAAACTAAATTCTTCTCCGCATCGATAATATTCATCGTCTGCGGAAACTCTTCGCAGTTACGATCAAAGCGAACCTTGCCAGCTTTCAAGAAAAACATCTTCCACTTATCATCGTTGGAGATGTATGTCTGATCTGGGCTGATGGTCTGAAACGGCGCAAAGTCTTTGATGCGATCTTGCATCTTATCGAACTCTGCCTTGATCACATCATAGTTCTGTTCCAGAACAGCGGTCACTGGTAAGTCAGCGTTATCGAAAAACACCCTGTTCCCTAGTTTAGAAAACCTTCTGAACATCGGCCTGAAAGCTTTCTCTATGATCCAGCCGTTGACTTCGATCAATAGTAGTTCGCTTTTCTTGAGTAAAAGGGTTCGTCTTCTTCGTCAGAGCTTAGTTTTAGAAAGCCACCCTGACGGAATCTAAGTAGCGCCTGTGTCGATGAGTCCACAAGGTCATCGTGCTCTCCAGAAGGAAAAGCGGCGAACTCCTCGATCACTTCTTCAGCAAATCGAGTTCCAGGTGCCCACACAATGCCAGATGCAAACAAATCCGACACCGCATTAACACGACTGATCTTATCGTTACCCCTAGATGGGGTGTACTCGGCAACAGGTATACCCATCGCTCGTAGCTCGAAGATCAGCGGCGTACCGGCAGCTTTTGCCTCCACGATAGTGGCATCAGGTTGCCAGTCCAGATAAAACTCTTGGGCTGCTTTCTTGAGTTCTGGGAACTCCAAACGCTCTTTAAAAGCATCCAGTAAAATAATGTTTGGTTGGGTAACCCCCTCATCGTCGGGCCTGTAGAAAACGCCCCACGTTGTGCAAGCCGAATAGTCTGAGCGTTGTGTTTTTAAAAACGCTGTATCCCAAGACTGAATGATGAACTCACAGGGTGGCGGTCTTTCCTCTTGCCACTCCTGCCACCATTCCCGTTTGACCAGCGCACCCTCCTCGGAAGTGGGGTTCTGCTGATACTGGGCATTCCATTTCGGTGCCGGTAATTCATTACGAAGTGCGGTCAACTCCTCTAGCGACCAAAACTCCGGCCACAGGGCTTTGCCTGATGGCATGATGGCGGGAAACTCAATCACCTCCCACTCATCTACACCGGCACGCTGCACCGATGATTTTATAATCTGTCCTGTCAGATCCCGTTTGTGCCATCGGGTCATCACCACAATGATCGCACCACCAGGCTGTAAACGCTGACGTGGGCCTGATGTGTACCAATCATACACACGATCAAACACGCTAGGGTCTGCACTCTGGCCTTCCTGCTCAGAATGCGGGTCATCGATGATCAACAGATCGGCACCTTTACCAGTCACGGCACCACCAACACCAATAGCGAAGTATTCACCATTTTTGCTGGTGCTCCATCGACCAGCAGCCTTGCTATCAGATCGCAAACCCAAGCTGGGAAAGACTGACTTATAGTCATCGCTATCGACTAGGTTTCGCACCTTACGACCAAAACCCACAGATAACTCTGCGGTATGTGCCGTCTGAATAATCTTTTTCTCTGGGAACCGTCCTAGAAACCAAGCAGGCAACAGATACGAAGCAAACTCTGATTTGGTATGCCTCGGCGGCATGTTCACGATCAGTCGTTTTAACTCGCCATTAGCAACACGCTCGAATGCGCTTGCCATGATCTTGTGGTGCCGTCCCTCAATAAAAGCAGGCCAGACATACTTGGTGAACCCCATGAAACTGTCACGGGCAGCTTCTTTACGCTCCGCTTCTTCCAAAGATTCTAAAAGACCTAGGATCTCTTTTTGCTCTTCAATCGGAAGATTCGGTATGGATTTGAGAAGCTTAGGATCTATTTTTGACATAAAGCTATGAGGACGTACTCTTGAGAACGTTCGCTAAGAACGTAAACTGTTTCTTAGGCCACCGACCACCCCTAGGTGGCCTACGTCCGTAATCTCGAACGTCCTCTGTTAACTTTCGTCACGTTAGCACATTGAGTCTCTTGACAACGTATGTCAACAACTATCGCAAAATTTTTTAAAAATTTTTTTCGCGTATGGGACTCCTGGCACACTTCCTGAGAAAAAAAGGGTCGTAGTACGTTGGTTTGCTAGTTTGCCCAGAATTTTGGGGGTCGTTTGTGTGGTTTACTATGTATATACAGCTAGGTACGCGCACGGCGTAGGGGGGGGTGGCCCAGGGCCTGCCTTGAGCACGGCTCAGAAAAACAGGCTCCCCTTATGATAACCGTTATGGTTCGTGGTTCGTTGGATACAAACTGTTAGAGTTAGTGGAGCGGTTCGTTCGACTCTTCTACTTTCGCTAATCGTTTCTGAATTTCGGCAGCGACTTCTTCTGCTGTTCGCTCTGTTGTCACTTGCTCTACCTTGTCGCTAAACAGTGCTACCGTCCTACCAAGTAACTGCGCCGCAGTCAGTTGAGCTTGTGTCGGTTCATCTCCCGTTGTCGGATCAATGCCGTCTTCAGTCCAACGTCGAAGCTTGCCCACGACAAGTTCTCTGTCTGAGACCGCTTTGCGGGAAATAGCCCGATGCTTTTGCTCCGTAATCTGATCAACCCTTGCGGTAACCTTGGGGTTCTTCATTAACCGACTCGCCTCACTGTGAACCGTCGAATCCTTGCCACTGCTGTTAAATGCTTGGCGATACGCTGCCGACTGATCATTGCCCCCAGCGATTAACTGCGCGAAGTGCTCTTGCTTTGGTGTGAGTTTGTCCGCCATAGCCGACTCCTGATCAAAACGCCATTGTCATTTGCCTATATAGGTGCATCAAACCCACGCACCACATACCATAGCCTTTATCAATCAATAAGCCTGCTTTCGATAGAAACAAACGATGTAATAATTACACTTATTGGTCGTTGTACACTTGACATGGTATTACCCAACCCTAAAATCAGCTCATCTTATAATTAAACGCAAACAGGAAACCTGATGATTAAGACATACACCTCACGCACCGACGTAGTCTTCGACACCGCTACCAGTATTCACGAGATGAAGAACATGCGGGAACGCGCACAGTTTGAAGCGTTCAACCCCCACGGCTTGTTGGCGCAAAAGAAGCGCAACGACGACATTATTGCAAAGCTGGTTGATGACGGCGTCGTACCCGTTGGCTGGTCATTAGCGTATGGGTTCGCCTCCGGCGATGACAAACAGTTGCGTGAGTTGGCACTCAAGAATCGCGTCTCGGGAAGAGATTTGAGGTGGGCGCAGTCAGTGATGCAGCGACACATACAGAGTCAAGAAGAAAAAATTGCAGAAGTAACGGAGGCTTAACCCATGATCGCAACATCAACCACCACCGCCAAGGCCACTGCTCGTGCAGTGCGCCTATGGATCGAAGGCGCGAAGCTCAACGCAGCGGGATTCACTCCCGACACCGCCTACTATGTTTTCTCAAAACTGCGGGACGATGCGTTGGTCTTGATGATAGACACCGACGGTGACCGCCGAGTGACCAAAGCCACCCGCAAGGGTAAGCCTCGCCCGATAATTGATCTGCACTCAAAAGAGGTAGCAGAGATATTCCCAGCGGGAACCAAGGTGCGAGTCGAATACCACCCCAACAAAATCATTTTTACCGAGGAGTCCTAACATGAACGAAACCTATACCCAAGCCGACGGTAAGTGGCACAGTGAGTACATGTCGAAAGTGAAGACCATGTCCACCGATTCACTGCGATACGTCATAAAAGACTGCCGCGAAGCCATCGAAGCGACGCCTGAGAATCCCAAGTGTGAGCAGTACATGGACGAAATCCACTACTGCGCCACAGAGTTACGTATCCGCGACGAGGCAGCAGCACCACATGACAACGCCGTCAAGGCGCAAATGGCACTGCATGCTGAGATCTGCGAGAACCCCACGCACACGAACATATCCGCAGCGCAAGACCAGTTCGATATTGCAGAACGTGCCTATGATCTCGCGGAGTATCACAAAGCCACCGAGGCTTGCTATCGCGGCTTACTGATGATGGGGGGCAAGTAATGACTGTCACCATATCAACTGAGTTCAGATCAGAACTGCAACAAATGTACTTCGACTCTCAGGTGTTCGGCGCGTCAGCCGATATCGCAGCACGGGGTGGTGACACCCCAGCAGAGTGCATACAACGCGCATTCGACTACATAGAGCGATCTACTAGCACATTCCAAGCTTGGGCTAGAACGTGCGAGATGTTCTCAGAGTGGGATGAATCTATCGACGCCGTCATTGAAGACCTTGGCGGTTTGACCAATTGCTTAATAGAAGGAGTCAACTAATGAGCTTACTTGCAGACATTCTTTTTGGGCTGGGCATGCTGGCAGTGTCGCTACTGCTGATCACGTCAGGACTATTCCTGACTCACGCCTACTACATCTCACCCGAGGGGGCGCATTGGATGTTTTCCTTCGTCGCGCCCGCATTCATCCTGCAAGGCTACGGCATGGTTGTAGTCTGGGTTCTACAAATACGAGGAGATATCTAATGGAGACTATCGAAACCTACCGCGTGACTGCTACGGAATCGTTTTGGTCTGGGTTCTACAGATACGAGGATCGCCGCGAGTTCACAAACAAGTTCGACGCGCTGCGCTACGCGGTGCAATCTGAGGGCATGACTGAGGTGTCACTGTGGCACCACACCGGCGAGCGGTCAGCCAATGGATTTATCTACAAGGGCGAGGGCAGTCTCAAGATGGTAGACCGTGTCGTGCTGAACGCCAACGCTGATCACCCTTGGCTAACGCTGCATCCTGAGGTGTGGATTGATTTGTACAGCGATGTAGCCGAAGACCTAGCCCGTGCTGAAGGAGTCGTGCTGGAAACCTATGTGTGCCCTGACGGCGACACCCACTACACCGACAAAGGGCAAGACGCCTTTGAGGAATTCGTAACGCAAGCCGAGCAGTTGATGACCGACTCCGGCCTGACAAAGGGAGAATACTAATGAGCAGTTTCGACGACAAAGAACAGTGCGATTCGTGCGGCGGGTATTTCGACGAGCGCAGCATGACATTCGAAGACAGTGCGATGTGCGTGACGTGCCGCGATGAAAAAACAGTCTGGTGCGATTACTGCGAGGACGAAGTGCCAGCAGACGAGACTCACATCACCGATAGCATACCGTCTATGGAAATATGCAACCGCTGCGCGTTGGCATTCACAGACCGCGTTGCGGGTTTAAGTGACAACGGCAACGACAGAGTCAGCCACCCGCGAGCAGTGAAGCTTGAGCCTTTTTTTCCAGAGCTTGAAGTGTACCACTCAGGCGGACGCAACTTTCACCTGACGCTCAAAGACGAAGACACCGATTGGCTCATCAACAAGGCGGTCTCAGGCGGACGCAACGCGCATTACCAACCGTTGGGACTGCCAACCGGCACCAAAGACTGGTGCATGTTCGGGTGTGGAAGCTTGTTCTTCTACAACACGCTAGCCGATGGCATGCGAACCATCATGCTGCTCATGGACAAGGGAGTGCGTCACGATGAGTCATTCTGAGATGACCGAAGCTATCTTACAGACAGCAACTGACCTCACGGTGGGCGTGATTATTGCCTACATTGAAGAGGACAACCCCAACGGGTTTGACGATAACGGCTACCCGATAGTGCGCGATCTAGGCGCACCAACTCCGCTAGAGGACGCGATACACGCGCTCACCGAGTGGGCACTCAACTGGCACGCCTTAGGCGAACCGCCCAAGGCAAAGAACGAGGCCGAGTATGCGCTCGCACTGCTTCACAGAGCGCAAGACAAGTATGCGCCAGACGAGATGCGGGGGCTGAAATACTCGGACTATCTTGATGCTTGGTTTTTACCGACATTCCAGGAGCCTGCTAACGCCAGTGAAGTGATGATGGCCCAGCTTAGGAAGACCGCCCCATTCTTTGGGTTCGGTGATGAAGACATGCTCGAAATGTGGGTGTTCCTGCAAGAACTCAGGGTTGCACCAAGCAACAACCAAGCGTAACATTCAAACCATAACTACTAACCAATAAGGGACAACCCATGAAAGCAGAACTTAAAAAGCAGATCGTAGACCAGATCATTGAGATAGTCGGCGAAGGCGGATCGTTTCAAGCAGGATTCTCTACCCTCACCGCAATGCCCACCAACGCACTCACGGGCGACAAGTACCGTGGATTCAACGCCTTTTGGCTTGGCTTCTTTGGATGCACCAAGGTGGCTACGCTCAAGCAGTGGGCACAACTGGGCTACAACTGCGCGGGACTAGGCGAGAAGGGCAAGAACGTTGGCATCAGAATTACCAAGGGATTCAATCTGTACGACAAGGAAGAACAGCCCGATGGTTCAGTTCAGAAGAAATACAAGGGCAAAGGCTTTGGTTCCGCCATCGTTTACCGTGCCGAGGACGTTGCCTCATTCGAGGACGGGTCACCTTACCCGATAGAAGCGCCCGAGATGATTAACACCACTGAGCGCAACGCCAAGGTGGACGCATTCATTGCCAACTATCACAAAGCTACCGGCGTGAAGCTCACCCGCAACCCTGTAGGCGGTGCCTTCTACCAGCCATCTACCGACACCATCAACATGCCGAAGCCGGAGCAGTTCAACGACACGCACACCAGCACCGCCACAGAGAACATGTACAGCACACACTTGCACGAGGCAGGTCACTCAACGGGACACAAGTCACGGCTCAACCGACTGGAAGACAAGAGCAAGCGCGGGTACGCCTTCGAGGAACTCATTGCAGAGCTTACGGCAGCGATGCTCTGCGTTGAGTTAGGCGTAACCAACGAAGCGCGAGAAGATCACGGGCACTACGTTGCTTCATGGCTGACCGCACTTGGCAACGATGTCGACTACATCTTCAAGGCCGCATCCGAAGCGCAAAAGGCGGTGGATTACATCGTCAAGGCACAACCTGAGAACCAAACTGAGGAGGCAGCGTAACAATGCAAGCAGCAGCGAAAGGCAAGGCGGTCAGTCATTACCTCCAAGCGGTCTCACCAACAGATGTGCTCAATAATAAACGGTACAAGGTGCTTGGCACCCCGCTGAAAGATTGGTTGGTATGCAGTCAGTGCAAGCGACAACAGTTGCATCACGCCCAAAACGGTAATGACTTCGAGCGTAAGTGCTGGAGTTGTGGGGCTGGCCATACGCACTTTATGTACATGGATGAACTTGCGCGTGAGCTGATAGACGAAGGTCAATCCGAGAATCTGTATAGGTTCAAACGGTGAGCGATTCGTTTTACATCTTGACCGCAACCCATGATGACCAGGCAGGTCAGAACAAAACAACGTTCAGCACAGAGGTGGCGTTGGAATGGTGCAACGAGCGCGACAGTGAAGGCTACAAGCTTTTCATCCAACGCTACAAAAGAAAGAAGTGGAAGATGATTTCACTCGAACTACTTAGGAATCCTGAGCTAGAGAAGGAAGAAGAATGATGCGAATGCAGATGGCGCAAGTAATCTATTTGAAGGAAGAGAAAGGGTCTCAGGGGTTACGACTAAAGCTCTGCGACAAGTCGTACCTGACCAGTGAGTCGAAGCAGCACCTTGCTGATTTGCAAGTGCAGATAAATAACGTGGACAAGTTATTAGGGAGAAACCAATGACAGAACCGAGCGATAAGACCGAGCTTCACCAGATCGTCGAAGGGATAGAAGACATTTGGGAGTCGTGGGTCAAGGCCAGCGAGGAGGTGATCGAAATCGAGACCAGCTACAAAGCATTCTGCTCTGCTACAAAGAAGGCGTTGATGGACGCTGGTGCAACCGCGACCAAAGCAGAGGCACATGTGCAAGCCGACGTTGAATGGGCCGATAAGTACCGCGAACTCCAACTGGCTAGGTTGAAGGTGCAAAAGACGCTCAAGCTGATAGAGATCAAACGAATGGAATTCGAGGCAGAGCGCACCAACCAAGCCAATCTGAGGCAGATCCAATGAGCCAACAATTCATTCACGAAATGCGTGAAAAGGTAATCGCAATGGAGAGGATCTCTGAAATCCAGGAGATGCTGCACAACATGGCATCATTAATGGTGGGCTACCCAGACGCGACCGAAGAGCAAAGCAAGCAATGGCTAGACACCTTGAACGTATGCCGGATTGAATTGCGGCGGCGACACCAAGCAAGTCAGGTACATCTTGCGCCCAAGAAGCTACACGCTGAAATTCTAGCAGCCCAAGGAGCAATAGCTAAGGAGCGCCAAAATGTCTAACGAATACAGAGATATGTTGCTCGAAAACCTCTACCTTGAAGCTATCAAGAAAGGCATGGGCGAGGAAGAAGCCCAACAGTACGCCGAGAAAGAATCTGAAAAGTGGGGGGATCTACCGTGGCAATTAGATTGAGATACCCTCTGATAAAGGTACGTCTTGCGCCCAAAAAGGTACGTCTTGCGCCCAAAACAGGAGGTGACTAGTTATGAATAGAGAGCAATGGAAAAAAGCGTACCAACTCGTTCGTCTTTCAACTTGCAAGAACCGCAAAGCAAATGCCGACGAAGACGCTGAAGTCAAAGCTTACCGACAACTGCATGACCTCATTCAGTCTGGCTTTATGACTCGAAAAGATTTCTGGGCTGCTTCTGATTGCGTTTACGACTATCACTACAGATCGGACAAACTGGATCTAGTGCGGCGTCGAATGAGTGATTTGAGACGTGACTGGATTCTTTATAGGTGTAGCGGATGTTAACAATGATCAAGGTACATCTTGCGCCCAGAACTGAGGATGACTGATGAAGGTGCTGGATCTATTCAGTGGGATAGGGGGGTTCTCCTTGGGGCTGGAAGCTGCCGGTATGGAGACTGTCGCCTTCTGTGAGAAGGATGCATTCTGCCGCAAGGTACTGGCCCAGCACTGGCCTAACATGCCCATACACGAAGATATAAGGGATTTAGATGGACAATCATATCGGGGAACAGTTGACGTTGTTTGCGGAGGATTCCCATGCCAACCCTTCTCAGTCGCAGGACTCCGACAAGGGAAGGACGATGACCGTCACCTCTGGCCTGAGATGCTTAGAGTTATACGAGAGTGTCAGCCCCGCTGGGTCATTGGCGAGAACGTTTCTGGGTTCATCCGAATGGCACTCGACGATGTGTGCGCTGATCTGGAGCGCGAAGGCTACGAAGTCAGGACGTTTGTACTACCAGCTTGTGCCGTCGATGCTCGCCACCGACGAGACCGAGTCTGGATTGTGGGCTACACCGGCAGCGAGAACCGGCGGCGGGATACCGATGGACGCAGAAGCCAAGGGGTGGAGGTGGGAGGGCTCCTACTGGAGGAGGCCGGACGGCTCGAAGTTTCAGACTCAGTTGATCGATCAAGCGCGGATGTGGCGCACCCCGATGAACTCGGACTGGAAGAACATGGACACCGCGAACCAACTCAGCCTGTCAAAGCAGGTCAAAGATCCCGCTCTGTGGCCCACACCAACAGTCAACGGGAACTACAACGCGAAGGGAGCCAGCCAGAAATCGGGCGATGGTCTGGCAACGGCAGTGAAGAAGGCCGGAATGTTCCCGACCCCCACGACCAGGGACTACAAAGGCGGCAGGAAAGCCGAGACACTCGAAGCCAAGGGCAGACTACCAACCAACAGCCTCCCAGACTTGGTGAATTCGCAAGCGGGGGAGACTGGCCCCTTGAACCCGCCCTTCCTCGAATGGCTCATGGGGTTCCCCATCGGGTGGACAGAGTTAAAACCCTAGGCAACAGCGTTGTCCCAAGGCTTGTGGAAGTGATTGGAAAAATAGTTGTATCATTGGACGAAAGTTATGGTACATTGGACGAAACCCGACAAACAGATAACTAATAGGAGTCCCTATGGAATGGCACAAAAAAACTGAAGACCAGTACGAAGCATTTATGACCGTGATGGCTGGCGGCGACAATGAGAACGAAGCCAGCTTGACTGTGGACGAATGGTTCACCATCACGACGGTGCTTCGTGATTTTTTAGAAGTGATTACGTTTGAGAAAACCGTCGAAGATCTAGAGGCAGAGTGCTACGACGACGAAAGTGTAGAGCAACTTGAGAAGGTGCTGAAAAAGATCGAGAAGGTGGAGGAGTTTGACGCCAGCCCTATCTATGTTTCGGAGCTAGACATTCGCCGAATTGAGTCTGGTAAAGAGTCTGTCATTGAATTCATTGACAGAAAGAAAAATGAAAAGGCTAGGCAAGAAGCCACAACATCTAACTAATCTCAAAACCAATAAGGAGAACCCATGAGGACGGAAACAAAGAACGAACTGCGTCAGCAATTGAACAATGCGCTGGCAACAAATAGAAGGCTGGAGAAAGAAATTTCTCTTATTCAGGAGTTCGATATGCCAGAGCGGCTGTACCTATCGGTGAGCGAAGTCTGTGCTTTGCTTGACCTTATCCATAGTGCTCATATCTCTTTGAATTTCGATGCTATGCGTAACGAAGAGAACGAAGGGCTTGATATTTCCTCAGCGTCTCTAGCGGCGATATATAAAGACCAGTGCCGTTTCTCTAGTCTAGAGCAATCAATTAAGGATCAGTGTCGAGGCGAGTATGAGTGGAGTTCACCGCTTCAAACGCATACAGCAGTCCCTCCGACCAATAATGAATCTTTGGAGATAGCAAATGACTGATGTTGTCGATGAACGGTTATACGAAGTGACCCTGACCCAGTCTGAGGTGGATTTGCTACAGCGTTTGATGAGCGCGTCATCCGATGACCCTAGACTTCACGGCACCATCGGCACTTGCTTTTGGTTCCACGGTATCTTGGAAGAAGACAACAAGCACTTCAAAGATACCTGGACTTCCCTACAAACTAAAGTGGAGAATCTATGATGACTGTTATGGCTGAGATGGAGGCGATGAAAAACTTGGCTGACGAGATATTAGGCAAGCTGAGAAAAGGTATTGAAGACGCGCCGCTGTACGAGGTGACCGTCTTCTACACCCACAACGACAAGCTACGCCACATGTCGTACAAGGATCTTACTCTAGGCGACATCAGCACACTGCCAGAGGTTTTGTCTGGAGATGTTGAGTCTATGGCTGTTCGTAAGATGAGAAAACTTTTGCAGGAATGAGCCGCTTGGGCCGTCAGGCGACCGGCAGCGTCAGGCGGACGGGATCGTCATATCCCTTCCTTATGAGAAATAGGAGCGATGATCGGAGGCGGCAATGAGAAATCACTCTTAATCGCTCCAACTGCCGGATTCAACCTGAGATCAGATAGAGGACAAACGCAAACCCATAAAGCGAAGCAACGACGCCAAGCCCAATCAGGACGCCAGTCTTAACTTCTTTATCAATTTTCACTTGATCCCTTTGGAGTGAACCCTACCCGTCAACCAACTGGAGAATGCTTTTGACGGGCAGGGTTCTGGGAGGTTGTCGGAAAAGTTAAGGAGATAAATCGCCGACAAGCCAAGAATCTCAAACGCCTTTGGATTATGCAAGACCTCAGCGGACTAAGTTAGGTACGCTTGATCAATGGCGTTAAACGCTTTTCGGAACACTTCTAAATCCTCATCAAGGATAGGATAGTCCTTCGCAACAGTGACGCAAACCTTAACCGCATCATCCTCACCCACCGCTTGCTCAAGACATAGAGAAACGTCTCTGAGCTTCATTAGGCCAGATGTAAACATGCTTGGTGGGTTGCCGCCGGTCATCCCCGATAGCGCCGATGTGTGATCAACTGTTTTGACAAAGACACCTGCATCTACAAAGATCTGAAGAAGATACTCTGCCGCTTTGTGCTGGGCCACAGTGATCTGACTTTTGAGCAGAACCTTGTCTATGTGCAACTGATTAGTGACCCTTGCGCGAAAAGAGCCGTCCTCAGACTCCTCTAGCTGCACATCATACTGATCATGGAGAGCCTTATTACCAACGTCGTTGATTGGTTTATTACCAGTCCCAGTCGCTTTTCGTTTCATGGTAATCCCCTTGCCCAATTAGTTTTGTGTCGGATACATCAGGTTCTATCACACGATCTCGATACCGCCCAGTGACGGGATCATAGTTCAGAGATGCCTGCCCCACTGTACCGACCCATTTAAACCTGCACTTCCAAGAGTGAACCTCAATATGTTCCTCTGCACGGTGAACGGTAATCCCGCAATCTGCTTTCGCAAACCAAGCGGCGGAGCCTGAGATGTGATTGCCGTTGGGTATGGGCATCACGCCTGAGTCGTTTGCTCGCATCTTAGCTGGGTGTGCGATAAACCAAACGTGCAGGTCGTGACTCCTCGCAAACTGAACCATGCGCGTCAGCATATCCGATATCGCTTGATGCTCTTTGTCCGTGTTGCCTTGGGCGATATAGTTGTACGGGTCAATCACTAACCCCCTGCAACCTAGGCGCATGACCGCCATCTTTGTGCGGTCTATGATGTTATCTATCGTCGCCGCTTCACTGTCCTTGCTCTCCAAAAAGGCAAAGTGATTGTTGACCCACGCACTAGCGTCAGCTAGTTCCTCTTTAGACATGCGTTCATGCAGTCCTTGGAAGAAAGGCTTTCGGGCATGCTTCTCTGCAAGCTTGATGATATGCATCGGCGGAGGATTCTCGAAAGAGCAGATAGCAAACTTCCACTGATGTTGCTCCGCAAGATTGACCAAAACCGCGTCTATAAACTCTGACTTGCCTGATCCAGGCTGACCAGTGACCACCGTTAGCTGGCCCTGTAAGACCGTGTAAAGGCCGTCTAAACAACTGAACCCCGTGCTAAGGCCACCCATCAAACCCTTGTCATAGAGAAAACTAACGTCTTCTGCGTAGTCGTTTGCCTGATATACGCCAACCAGAGGCGTCGGAACTGGCTCCTCCACCGCACGGCACACCTCTTCAGGGCCATGCTTCTGCAAAAACTCGTTGGCATCTTTGCAGTCTTCCGGCAGTTCTAGGTGGTAGCACTTGGCTCTGCCGACACGCCGCATGATCTCTTCACCCAGAGCCTCGCCTGGTTCATCGTCATCCATTGCGAGTATGATTCTTTCAGCAGACTCAAGGACAGATTTTGATTTCCAGAGGTATGCGAACTTTCTGTCCTCGCTCGGATCAACGCGCCGATTGCTAACCTTGTGTGGTGCCCCATTCGGCACACTCACGACAACAGTATCAGGGGATCGCTCTATCGCTGACACAATAGCCAGACAATCGCATTCGCCCTCAGTAATGATAATAGTCTTGGTCTTCTCTTCGTCGGCATGCTCGATGCCCCACAACGTGCCTGCGCTGCCATCTTGAATAAACTGCTTGCCTTCGACAGACCGCCATTTGATGGCCTCGTTATCTCCATAAACGAAGCCAACAGCACTGTGCTCGCCTGCGCCGCCGAAGTATTTGGTGCCAGCGACTACCTGATAGCCTTTAACCAGATCGGGATCTATTCCTCTGTTGCGTAGGAATGCATCAGCAAGTGCTTTGTCTGATTGTTTGGGCAGACTGATTGCTTTTACGGGTGCCTTGACGGGTATGTCCCAATCGTTTTTGGCACTCACCTTGCCAGACATGGTGCAATGCCAACACTGATATAGGAAAGCATCAGCGTCTTGGTGGACGCTCAGTGTTTTTTCATGCTTCTTTTTCCTGTCCGGCGAGCAGACGGGGCAGATGTGTCTCCCAACTCCATTAGATTTTATCCAGTATTCTAAGTCTTCTTGGTTCAAAGCATTCTCCTTGCGAACCGTTGAAAAAAATGATATTTATCTGAGGACGTACTCCACGAAGGCCAGCCCCCCAAACTTAAAGTTTGGTAGAGGACGTACTCCGAGAACGTTCGCAAAGAGCGGTGAACTTTCTAGAAGCCTCCTTCGCAGCGGCTCTCCTCCTAGCCCCCACGTCTTCTTTCAAAGCCATCTTTGCTAACGCTTGTATCTCCGACTCACTGACTTTCAGTATGTCGGTGAAAGGTTTTAATGTTTTTCCCATAAGGAACTGAGCCGACTCAAGCCTGATGTCATCGTCTGAATGACCCAGATCTCGAAACGCTAAGTCCACAATAACTCGAGCCGCATTAAACGAGTGGCTCGACGGTAATCTCTGCTCTTGGGTTTTCTTTATCGATTGCATGGTAGATGTGTTTCTCCTTAACTTGTCGGTCGTTTCGATACGCGAAGCCCTCTAAGCAATCTAAGATCACAGACTCATCAAGATCTGGTCTGCGTGTCCGATAGTAGATTGTTATCGTGACTTTCACGTCCTCCTGCATCAGTTCATCCAGCTTTGGGCACTGCTTTTCAAAAGCTTTGACGTAATCAATTGCCTTCTGGCTTTTGATGAACCTAGCTCTCCCCGCAATCGTGACCATCCTGCGCGAATTTGCTTTCGATGCAGGCTCACCCATGATTGTGGTACGAAAGATGTTGTGCATGGTATCGCTGGTCGTTATACTTCGCAAGCCAACAGGAGAAAACGATGAGCAAGATAGGAGATTTTGTGATCGATCAAGAGGATCGCGGTTTCGCGGTCTATAATGAGAGAGATAGGAGCTATGACTTTACAAATCAAAAAGAACGTGGACATGCAACTGCGAGAACCAAGGGAGTCAATCCCAACCATACCGTGGGACGAAATGTTTTACAAAGACGCATACGACATCCCCGTAACCGAGGACTCTTTAAAACGGAAGTCCGACGCAATCCGATCAGCCTACAAAAGATATCTAGTAAAGGCGGAGAATCCGCCGCAAAGAGAGTTCTTTATCGGCAAGCAA